TGTCTGCTTCTATTGCTGATTCTTTGTTGCCTACGCCTTCGGTTGCTCATTTGCGTAATCATGATGAGCCTGTTGAGGATTATTTGGAGCGTAGAGCTAAGGCTGAGTCAGGTGAATATCGGGGTATGCCTGGTGTGAGTTTGGGTGTTGCGGTCAGGATGGAAATGTTGCCTACTCCTACTACTCAGGATGGTAAGAATACTGCTGGTGCTAGTCAGTTTGAGCGTAATACTTTACCTTTGAACGCTGAAGTAACTTTGCTACCTACCGTACAGGCTGATGATGCAAAAAATACTGGTCATAATCAAGATCGTAGAACCACTTTGGCTAGTGAGGTTTGGTTAGCTGAGAATACTTTGAATTGGGGTAAGTTTGAGCCTGCTATTAGGCGTTGGGAAAAGATTACTCGCAAAGCGCCTGCTCCTACTAAGCCTGATGGTAAGGATGGTGCGCATAGGTTGTCTGCTGAGTTTACTGAGTGGATGATGGGGTTGTCGGAGGGTTGGGTTACTGCACCTGATTTGGGTTTGAAGCGTAACGATCAGTTGAAGGCTTGTGGTAATGGTGTTGTCCCTCAGCAGGCTGAGTTAGCGTTACGAATGTTGTTGGATGGTGTTGATTTGTGGGGTTGAATCGGGTTGAGTGTCGTAGGTGTGGGTTTAAGTGGAATGTTGCTGCATCTAAAAAGAACGATAAGGATTTGTTGTGTAGGTCGTGTAGGCAGGGTAAGCAGAAGGTTATTCAGTATGGTGATTTACGCTGTGAACCGCATTTAGGGAAAGTCAATGATGACTTGGATCCGTTAGACGATAATGGTGATTTATACATGCCTGGTGTTAGGTTGTGTGGGCATAGGGATTGTGTGAACAGCAAGCATGTCAGTAGTTGCGACTAGCATTGGTTTGTCAGTCAATTTTTAGGAGGATAAGTTATGGCTGTTGTAAAAGTATCTGGTGTCGTGTCTAAGGTGTTTGGTGCTAGCTCACAAGGTTTAAATCTTGTTGAGAAGTTTCAGGCAGCTAACGGTGAGGAATATTCGCGTTCTTGGAGTGTTTGGTTCGCTGTTGCACACGGTATCGCTGAGGGCAGTGAGGTTACTGTTTTTGGTCAACTCAGTTACAAGATTGAGGACTTTGAAGGTAAAGATGGAAAACCTGGCAGGAAAGTTAAGTTGGATATCAATAATGCTCAGGTTGATAAGCCTGTTCAGGTTGCTGCACCGTTCTAAATGCGTTCTTGGATAGTAGGTTATCTGTTTGGGGTAATCTTTATCTTGAATGCTGTGTTTCAAACAAATAGCATCCTAATGGTCGTTGATTGGCTGTTAGGGTGTTTTTGTTTTACCGTGATTTTGTTGAGTTGGTATGGCAAGAGCAAACTTTAGTTTTAGTGTTTTTGGGGTTCAACCTGCACCGCAAGGATCAAAAAAGTATGTAGGTGTTAGGCGCACTGCCTCCGGTAATAACATTCCCCTTATTGTTGAGGCTAGTGCTGGTTTGCCTGCTTGGCGTAAAGCTGTCAGCGATGCGGTGAAACAGGCGATGATTGATTCTGGGGATGATTCTAAGTTTGAGGGTGCGGTTAGGGTTGAGGCAGTGTTTTACCTGCGCAAGCCTAGAACTGTTACTAGACCTATGCCTACTACTGCTCCTGATGTTGATAAGTTATGCCGATCATTGTTGGATGGTATTACTGCTAAGGATAAGCAGGGTGTTCAGGGCGTTTGGGGGGATGATTCGCAGGTTGTTGAGCTGATTGCAGTCAAAAAGTGGGCTGTAAATGAACCTGGTGCAGTTGTAACCATTAGCAAAATAGGCTAATTTTCGTTACTTTTTTGTTATCTAAATCGGGGGTCAAAATGTTGCATAAATTGGGGTTTTCACGGTAGTTTTTAGTTATAGGCAATAAGGCCTAAACAAACAAAGGAAAACAAAAATGAACGCAGATACAAAATTCATAGCTGAAACTCTAAAGATTTCGCTAGACGAAGCACTAAAGATCCAAAACTTTATTGATGACGAAGCACTAATTGACTGGAGCGAGGACTCTCACGCAAAGGTTGCACGAATTGCCAGAAAAGTTGTAAAGAGCGAATTCGCAAAGGCTTTAGGTAACTAATGTTGAGTGCTGAATTGTTTTTGGATGCGTTGAATAAGTATCGTGCTTGGTGTGATACAGGTAAGGATGCTAAACATCATTGGGGGCTTTATGAGTTGTGGGATGAAGCCATAATCAAATACGCTAAGGCAGTCAATGTTTCACGCAGTCAAGCATGTTTAGAAGTATTTACGGTGTTGGATGTGAAAGCATGATCCGTTCAGGTGTTGTAAATCAAAGTCAACATGACAGCTTTATTAGTAAACACGATTTACTTGAGATGCTGCGCAAACTTATCGCTGAATGTGAGTCACCTAAATGCGATATTTGTATTGGTTTGCAGATTGCTGTTCAAAAAGTAAGGGCTATCTAATGCATGCAGATAAAGTGCGGGACTTTTATCGCAGGCAGGGCGCTATTCAGGAGCGTGAGCGTATCCTAAACCTCATACAACAAACAACTAGTCACGCTAAAGATGATTGTGTGAGATGCAACATAATCAAGGAAATAACTAAAGGCACTTGGTTTACAGGTGAGAAGGGGCAACAATGAAAACAATAATCATAAGCATTCTTAGCATTTTGGGTGTTTATCAGCTAGAACAGTTGCGCAACACTAATCTGCAAGCATTCGCAATAATCGCAGGCATACTAGCCTTCGCGTTGATCGTTGAGCTAGTAAAGATTTACTGGAGGGCAACACGATGAGTGGTTGGAAAGATGACGATGAGGTGACTACGACTTATGGTTCTATTCAACTTAGTTTAGAGCAGGCTCATGCTGCCGGTGTAAAAACTGAGCGTGAACGCATCATCAAACTACTAGAAAAAGAACTTGGTTTGACAACTCATCCACTAGCTCAAGAATCCTTTACAATTCCAGGCACTAATGAAAAGTTTTGTTGCGATGCTCAACCAGGGGATTCAGCATGGATTGCTGAGGATTGTTGCGACTTTTGCACTGCTATGTTGTGGGCAATCACTATTGTGAAGGGAGAAACAGAAGGCTGATGAGTCATGAATTTAATCAGGATGAGTGGCAGAACATTCAAGATCGGTTGGAGCAAGCATCTAAAACTGAGCGTGAACGCATTATTAAATTGCTAGAGGAAAATACTGGGTGTGGCTATCAACATAGGGAAACTGAAAAGTGTTTTTGTGATGCAATTGCTCTTATCAAAGGAGAGAACAAGTGAGTAAACGCGCCAGGCATGTTCAAGATGACAGCTTCAGAGTAAACAAGAATTTGTTGTTGCTGTTGATCAGTGTTGTTTTAGTTATTGTGGGCTTTTGGGTGGCTATTGAGAGTTCTAGGAACTGCTATCAAATTGAGTATCAAAACTTGAAGGGGACACAATACATGACGGTTTGTGAGGAGAACAAATGAGTTGTAGTAAGTGTGTTGATGATGTGTGTCAATGTAGCAGAGTTGAAGCGGTCAATAGGTTTAGTAAGGATTATAAGGCTGGTGAGTTGGCGGGGCGTAAAGGTGAAGCCGGCAGAACAAGTGATGCACTCATAGAACTTGAACAAAAAGGCATTATCAGTAACGACCAGATGCAAGCAATCTTAGACTTGATTCTTGAGAAACTTACTGATGTTATGGACATTGACTAATGTTAGAGCTAATCGCAATCCTGTTTATTGTTGCTGTATGCGTGTTCGTGTTTTTGGCGGCTGTTAGTGTTGTTATCGCGTATGTGACACAAGCAGCCTACACTGACCCCGATTACCTAGATGATGAGGACTATAAATGAGATTTAAGTTTTGGCAGAAAAAGTATTTACAAGGCTTTCAGGAGGGTTCAACTTCGGGTTACGAGTTAGCGTTGACTAGAGTTGAAGCATTACTACATTACGAAGTCAAAGCGTTGCGCAGATCAAAGCACACCGAGAATAAGGATGTTCGTATTAGTGAGTTGATTTGGGTGTTGAGCAAAGTGAAGGGGCTAAAAAAGTGAGCAAAGACATTAGTGAGGCAGTGAAGTTGTTGCGTGATGAGAACCTTGTTTGGTCAAGCGACATGGAGGACATCAAACTGGAGTTAGCTACTTTGCTTGAGGTTTCGGCTGGTAATGAGATGGTGCGGTTTGTTGCTGATGGTGTTGCTAAACGCATTATTTATGATGGTGGCACTAAATACGATTTAGGTTTGGAAACCAGGTGATTATGCTTGAGGACTTATCTATACCCGCCAAAAAACAAACAGCCTGCAAAGTAAGGACTATCGCTGAAACTCTAAACACGACTGATAAACAGATTTTTTTGGATGCGTGTAATAGTGAGGAGTGGAGTGCAGTGTTGTTGTCGCGTGAGTTGCGTAAAAGGGACATTGAGATTAGTGATCGCACTATTAGAACTCATCGGGCTAAGGGGTGTTCATGTTAGAGGATTTATCTAAACCTGCACCAAAGGTGACTGTTCCTGACGAGTATTCGCCTTCAGTTAGTTTTGACGGTAATGGTGGTGAAGCAGTGTTGCCTCCGGTTCAAGGCGATAACCCTGTTGACATTGAAGGCTTTTTGCTTGAGGCAGGTATTAACCCTAAAGAGATAGAGATTGTGGGCGAACCGCGTATCAGTCGCTGGCAGGTTGCTAGGCCGTTTCCGCTTGAACCTATGTGGATGACCTCAGTTCGTATCCGTTGGAGGAGGATAAATCCTGAGTTGTCTTTACCGTTGCTGTATAAGTTGGCTAAGAAAACTAAACCTGTAACCCCTAAACCTGTTGTTAGCGGTAAGGCGTTAGTTGTGTTGTGGAGTGATTTGCAGGTGGGTAAGGTGGATCATCGTGGTGGGGTTGAAGCGTTGATTTATCGGGTAGCTGAAACACAAGTCAAACTAATAAACAAAGTCAAACAGGTGAAGCCTGAAACGATTATTTTTTGTGATGTTGGCGATACGATAGAGAACTTTAGTAACGCTGCTGACATGCATCAGTTGCAGTCAAATGATTTGAGTATTATGCAGCAAGTTGATTTAGCGACAAGCCTGGCATGGGAAACATTGAAACAGTTGACTAAATATGCGCCTGTGAAGTATCTAACGGTGGGCAGTAATCACTGTCAATGGAGGGTGAATAAGCAGCGGGTTGGTAAGACTACGGATGATTGGGGTGTTCACATAGGCAGAACGCTAGCTAGGTTATCTAAAGAAGTAGGGTTAGACATTGAATTCTTTGAACCTCAACAACACGACGAATCACTTGCCTACGATGTGTTTGGCGACAAGTTTCACATTCTAGGGTTATGGCATGGACATCAGTCACCTAGACCTGATCAAGTGCCTACATGGTGGAGGCAACAAGCATTCGGCAAACAACCAATACACGCAGCAACAATAGGCGTATCAGGCCACTTCCATCATTTACGAGTCCTAGAGTTAGGGTCAACCCCGCGTGGCACAAGCCGATTTTGGGTGCAAGCTAGCACGCTAGACAATGGTTCAAACTGGTGGAGAACAACCGCCGGTGAGGACAGTCAACCAGGTTTAGTATGTTTTGAACTATCTAAAGGCATAGACTTTACTGGAACAGTCTGGAAACTGTAAGGAGGCGTAATGCCGATTTATCACTATCACTGCCAAACCTGTGACTATAAGTTTATAGATAACAAACCTATGGCTGATCAGCAGCAACCTGAATGTATGAACTGTAAAACACCTATGCAACGCATCTACGGTGTGCAAACAATAATTTTCAAAGGAAACGGATGGGGCAAAGACAAATGAAACGCAAAACCATAATCACCGCAACAATCCTATTTGTAGCGTTACTTGGTGGAACAGATAACAGTCACGGTAAAGCAGTGCAACTGAGCAACAAAGCACAAATAGACATAGTGAAACAATTGAAACTAAGCACCGCTAGACAACAGTTACCTAAACAAGTAGTCAAACTAACCAAACAAGTCAATAAAACTCCCTATGTGTTTTCAGGTAGCAGTAAGAATGGTTGGGACTGTTCAGGGTTAGTCAGGTATCTCTACAAGCAGGTAGGTGTTGTTTTACCTCATTCAGCTGATAAGCAAGCGCACAAAGGCATTAGAGTAAGTCAACCTAAACGCGGGGACATTGTTGCTTTCGCGTATAAAGGTTCAACAAACTTTTATCATGTCGCAATCTACCTGAATGACGGTTTGATTATTCACGCAAACCAAAGCTCAGGCACGACAGTTATTGAACCGTTGAGCGCCTATAAGACAAGTCAAATAAGGTTTATACGAATACTATGATCCGTGAAACCTGCTCCTGCGGTGCTGAAATAGAAACTGACCTACCAGAACAAATAGAGTTAGTAAAAACTTGGCGGAGAACACATAAACATCAGGCTGAGAAAGTTGAGCGTAAAGATAGCAGCACACTCACAAACACCGATGTTGCGTTAGGTTTTCAAGTAGCTGACCCTAGATACGAGGATGACGATGAATAACCCTGTAATACAAACTACACACGCCAAAATCTATTTAGGCAGCAACCTAGAAGTTCTGCCTACCCTTGCAGATAACAGCATTGATGCGATAGTTACTGACCCGCCCTACGAACTAGGTTTTATGGGTAAGGCTTGGGATGCTACTGGGATTGCTTACTCAGTTGAACTTTGGAGAGAGTGTTTGAGGGTGTTGAAACCTGGAGGGCATTTGTTGGCTTTTGGTGGGACTAGGACATGGCATAGGCTAGCTGTCGCAATAGAGGATGCCGGATTTGAAATTCGTGATTCTATTGCTTGGTTATATGGTTCTGGTTTTCCTAAATCGCACAACATCTCTAAAGCCATAGACAAGATGCAAGGGGCAGAACGTGAAGTAGTAGGTATAAATGAAGTCTATTTGAGTAAACGTAAGGCTGAAATTGAACGTGAGCAAAATGGTGGAGTTAGTAATCTAACTCAATCAAACTTAGATCGTGGCGGAGATTTTTATAAGTCAGCAGCTTCGGCAGGCTATAACAATACCGCAGATGGTGTTTACATTACTGCTCCTGCTACTGATGATGCTAAGAAGTGGGATGGTTGGGGGACAGCCCTAAAACCTGCCCATGAACCGATCGTTGTTGCTCGTAAGCCTGTTGAAGGAACAGTTGCAGAAAATGTTTTGAAGTATGGAACAGGTGGCATAAATGTTGATGCGTGTCGCATAGGAACAGAAACAGTTACCATAAATACTTTTGATAACGGAGCTAAACCTTTTGGAGATGCTATTGGTGAGCCTTTTACAAGTCGTGAAAGCATTGGGCGGTGGCCTGCAAACATAATCCTAGACGAAACAACAGCCAAACTCCTAGACGAACAATCAGGGATAACAAAAACAGGTGACATCAAACCTCATAAAGCTAATAGAACAACTCAAAATGTATATGGTGCAATGAAACATGACATTACATCAATACATAAAGGTGATTCTGGTGGGGCGAGCAGGTTCTTTTACATCGCCAAAGCAAGCAAAAAAGATCGCAACGAAGGCTTAGATGAACTACCCGAAGTTAGACACGCAGACAGAAACGCAACTGATGGCGTAGGTGGCGATAACCCACGCAACAGAACAAACACACCGAAACAAAACTTTCATCCAACAGTAAAACCCACATCAC